CCGATGTTGGTGCGACTGAAGACGACAGAGGCAATCCAGTTGCTTACCGGGAAAGATGGGGCCAGGAACACCAGCAGGGTTCACTGCTACTCATGCCACACCGCATCGCCCTTGCCTTGCAAGCCGACGGCTGGATCGTGCGCCAGGACCTCGTGTGGTGTCTATCTGGAGGCGCAATGCTATACGCGCGCACACCGACAAGCGAGGGTCCAGCCATGCTCAAGGATCTTGCGCGTCTCAAGCCCGACACGGTAGAGCTTTGGAATGGCGAGTCATGGACACGGGTTGTTCAATGGTGCAAAAACAAGAAAAGATCTGGTGCGCTTGAACTGGTGCTCCGTTCTGGCGAACGCATTGGATGCACGCCCGAACATCGGTGGCCGATGCGTTGGCCGGTAGCAGCCCAGATGACCATAGAGCGGTCCAATGAACTTGAGGTAGGCGATTGCATAGCTACCGCGACCCTGCCCGAACCAACTGGGCCAGATCCAGCATGGATTACTTGGGATGCACTTTGGTTTGCCGGACTATATCTTGCGGAAGGTAGCAAATCAGGAACCACATTGCAACTCAGCGGTCATGCTGATGAAAGTAAAAGATGGGACCGCATCAAACAATTGGCCGAATGGTACGGGGCCTCGGCTCGGCTGTATGTTCGCGGGAAAACACAGGCGATTCATATTGACCGCGCTGAGGCTTTGAGCGCGGTCTTGACTCATCTCCTGCGAGGACACACGGCAAAGGATAAGGGACTGGCACCCGCCGCCTGGAAACTTTCAAACCACGCATTACACCTTATCGCACAAGGATACCTAGAGGGCGATGCCAGCCCACAGGGAGACCGATGGCGGCTGGGATTCACTAGAAACTACAAATTAGAGGCCGACTTGCGATGTCTAGCAGCACGACTCGGCGCAACACTCACATTAAAGCCAATGATGGCATCCAATCAAACAGGAAAGTTTCCGGCCTTTCGAGGCGAATGGCGCTGGACCAGATCGGCTAATCACAACGAGAAAGATCGCAGCGAGATCATTGAAATCAGACGCTCGCGCGCAAGAGAATTCTGGGACGTGACGGTAGCCGATGAGCCGCATCTATTTGCGTTGGCATCTGGCGTGCTCACCCACAACTCAAAGCCCAACCCGATGCCGGAGAGCGTGAACGGCTGGCGCTATCAAGAGGGCGAACTCCGCCGCGGCTCCTGGCGGCACACCCGCGCGCACGAGTATGTCTTCATGCTGACCAAGCAGATGCAATACTGGTCAGATGGTGAGGCGGTGAGGGAGCAAGCCGAATATGGCAGGCGTGAACAACCTATAGATACATGGGACCGAACCGGGCCGGGTGCTCGAAAAGTTGCTGGTAGTACGAGTGGCGCTAATCCACTTGCCGGCCGCAACCCCCGCTCCGTCCTCCACATCCCAACCACGCCCTACCGCGGCGCTCACTACGCTACCTTCCCGCCTGCTCTCATCGCGCCGCTGATCCTTGCTACCTGCCCCCGCTGGTGCTGCCCGGTATGTGGGCAGGGATGGGCGCCGGTGGTGGAACATGCCAGTGTGAACCGCGGCGGATCAGGCGCAGCCGGGAGACAGCCAGGCGATCTCGGAGGCAAGCATTTGACCAATGAGCAGCAACATAGTGGGGACGGTCATGACGTGCGGCTGGGTCCGACGCCAGTAAACATAGTCAGCGGCTACCGCTCTACCTGCGGCCACCCGCACACGCAAGCCGAGGCCGTGCCCGGCATCGTCTGCGACCCCTTTGTCGGGTCGGGCACGACGGTCATGGTGGCGAAACAGCTACTGCGGCGCGGGATCGGGTTCGATCTGAGCATGGAGTACCTTGATCTTCAGGCAACCCTGCGGACAGGCATCGGAAGCCCCAGCAATCAGTTGGATAATCTGCCGCTGTTCGCCCAAGATGAAATCGAAATTTCATAACATCCCGAAGCGCGTCGATGGCATTCTTTTCCAGTCAACCAAAGAGAGCCGTCGATATACCGAACTCAAGCTCATGCAGGAAGCGGGCGTGATTCAAGAACTCGAACTACAGCCGCGTTTCAAGCTCGAAGCCAATGGCGAATTCATCTGCCACTATGTCGGTGACTTCGTGTATTTCGACAATGAGCGACAAGAGCGCGTTGTTGAGGATGTCAAAGGAATTCGCACCCAGCTCTACATTCTCAAGAAACGACTCATGAAAGCGATCCTTGCGATTGAAGTTGAGGAACCATGATGCGGATCGGGAATGGGATTGCGCGGGCGAAGGAGCTTGGCTTGTGAATGCACTGAATGAACGTTACTCATTCGAAACGCGTATTTTGCCGGACGGCAGAGTCTTAGATGTCTTTCCTCTCACATTCGGAAGAGCTCGGCTTTCAATCAGCGAAAATATTGAGGTCGAGTGGTCTCAGGATCAATGGTGATACGACACCCCAGAGGCTGCGGTCGCAGCCCTACGTACATCGGACGGTCAGAAGGAGCCGGAAGGATGGATGCGCCACATCGCAACCGGACGCAGACGACCCAACGGAGATCCGGCAAAGGAATACATCCGCCCATGACCCACAACCGCCAAGGGCTGTGCTGGCAGTTCCGCAAGGGCGACGGCGAGGAGTTGGACCAGGCACGGGAATACGCTAGGACGCGGCATGAAGTTCCATACAGCTTGACTGATTTGTTATAACAGCGTAATATTAGGCAGGGTTTCCTCAAGGGGCGCTTTTGGAGCCAACCACAGTACCGGGCAGAAAACTCAGAGAATGGCGCTCAAAGGTCTATCGTGCCAAGGACCCTGATGCCGATTTCTATGACTCTCCCGAATGGAGAGAACTTAGGCGCTCCGTATTCGAGCGGGATCATTTTCGTTGCCAACGATGCCTGCTGGGGCGGAAACGGGATCTGACCTGCCATCATATTATGCCTGTCACGGACGGCGGCAGCGATGATCGATCCAATCTCATTACTCTATGTGAGCGGTGCCATACCATCGTTGAGGCCGACCCGCTCTTGCGGACAGCCCAGCTGATCAAAAACAGCATGTATGAAGACACGATGTTGCCGACCGGATCCACGCGCGGCGCCGTTGATCTTGCCAACCAACCAACCTGGCACGCTTGGGTATACGGAGGCGAGAAAAACCCGAATATCTGAGATGCCTACTAAAATGGAGGTTCAGAAACTTTACGATGAATTGGAGACTTGGCAAGCAGTTGGCAATGCTTTAGGTATCAATAAGGCGGTCGCCTACCGCTACGCCAACGAACCGGGCTGGGAGCCGAGGCGAGCCGATCTTCGCAAGGCGCTTGGGCTACCTAAACTTGAACTGATCCGGCAACGGAGAGGACCGAAAGGAACATTCGTTGATCAAGGTGAGCAAACATGACCCGCAATCAGAAACTCGGAATAGGGCTTGGCGTGATCGCGACCGGGGCGCTGGTCGGCTCCGTGGTCTTTGCTCAACCCGATCTGCCGCTAACCTTGATCTGGACGACGGCTTGTCCAGAACTGAGTCTGGGCCTGGCCGAAGTTCATATCCGCGCGGATCAAGTGGAATGCTGGCGGATTGACATGACGGAGACTCCGACGAATACACCGGTACCGCGGCCCACCTTTACGCCCAGACCTACTCTGACGCCTCGCGCTCCGCCGACACCGACCTCGCGGCCGTCGCCTAGTCCTCCTGACTAATTCGAAAGGATCAAACATGACTGACCAACAGAACTTCGGCCTCGGTCTCGGCCGCCGCCACGCCCCCGATCCCCGCGACAACGCGTTTATGATCCGCGAGATTGCGGCCCCGGTGAAGGCCGCGGTCCCGGTCCGCCAGACTCGCTACTGGAACGCGTCGGGCTGGTGGGGGGATCAGGACGGCACCAATCAATGTGTGGGCTACGCCTGGAATCATTACATCGAGGATGGACCCATCACGCATCGGCCCAAAGGCGCCAAGACCCCGCCGCTCTATGATCCGGCTTATCTGTATTCCCAGGCGCAGCTCGTGGATGAATGGCCGGGCGAGGCCTACGAAGGGACCTCCGTCCGGGCCGGTGCCAAAGTCCTGAAATCCCTCGGCCTGATCTCCGAATACCGCTGGACCTGGGACGTGAACGACGTGATCGATGCCCTGCTCTATATCGGGCCGGTGGTGGTCGGGACGAATTGGTATCGCAGCATGTTCGAGCCCGACGAGAACGGTGTGCTGGGCATCGCTGGCCCGATCGACGGCGGCCACGCCTATATCCTGAACGGGATCAGCCAGCCCAAGAACCTCATTCGGATCAAAAACAGCTGGTCGAGGAGTTGGGGGAAGAACGGCTTTGCCTACATCATGCCGCACGATCTGCAGCGGTTGCTCAATGAGGACGGGGAGTGCGCGTTGGCGACCGAGATTGCGACCTAACGATGTCTTTCCCCGCCAAGTTATTCCTCGCCGTGATTGCTGTGAGCATCGCCTATCTGGCCGTCGTTTGGCTTATCGGCTGTCTGCCAGGGATTGAGTGCTTTTGAATTAGGAGAGAATACCGATGATAGATATGCTGCTAGTCCTTGTTCTTTGTGTGGAGTTCGCTGTCTTAGGCGGCACGATTGGGGAGTGGATCGGGTACAGACGAGGCATCAGAAAAATGGCCCGAGAGGCGCATGGTTTCATCTCTCAACTCAACGAACAAGATCTCTTGAAAGGCGAAGCCTACTGTACCGAATGCAATGGGCCGCTGCCTTATCATCGCCACGGATGTCCAGTAGCCAAGCGATTCAATCTCCTGACGTACAACGACTCCATTTAAACCGAACGGCCCCGGTTCGCCGAGCCGGAGCCGTTCTCCCAGAGGAGGAGGAAGACCGCTATCCGCGAAGCGACACCGGCTGCTTGGTCAGATACCTCAGGACGATGTTGATTACTGTGACGGCCGGCACGACAAACGGCTGAAGATCGGGGGCCAGCTCGCCAGTGAATCCGAAGGCCCCAGCCACCGCTCCCACAAATGCCAACGCATTGAACCAGAAGGTCTTGGAGCTAAAGATACTTTTCGTTTGCATGTTCTCTCCTATTCCATTCGAATCGGATGTCCCCAAGTCAAGCGTAATAAGATTCGACGCAGCTCCTCCTCTTGTTTATACCACTGTCCTAAATCCCATCGATACCCCAACGTCGCGAGCCAATCCCCTACACGGTCGGGAGTGATCGCTTCACCGGCAAGCCGCATGCGGAAGACCGGCACCCAATATCCAATGATCCGATCCGCATACGCGTATCCACCATAGCGGCCGCAGAGCCCCGCGTCAAGTCCTACGAACCCGCAGTTGTAGGCCCCGAGGCTCCGACGCAGGTCGCCGTCGGTTTGCTCGAGTATCGCTGAGAGCATTCGCATCCCGACATAGAGATTGAATCCCGGCTGCTCCAGCTGCGTCCGAGTCCCGGTCCAGGATCTCGGAATGATCTGCATGAGTCCGACCGCGTGTGAGCCGGTGACATCGGAGACGTGCGGGAATCCCTGGCTCTCCTGCGCGATCACGCCGAGGATCCAGGCCGGATCGAGTTCTGGGAACTCGGAATGCCAACGCTCGACAAGCGGCAGCCAGCGAATGACGTTCCGGATCAGCCACTCGGGAGGGGTTTGCTCTTGGGCTGGTGATTGTAGAGGGAAGAGCACCGCGCTGAACGCCAGCAGTAGGCGGGGTGCCCAGCGAGCTAACAGGAGCTCGCCACCTCAAAGTGCCGGTCATCGAAATTCAAACGCGCCTCCAAACAAAATCTCATCGATCATCAACAGGATCACGATCACCAATCCGAACGCGCCCAGCACGAATCCAACGGGCAGCAACCATTCGCCTTTCATGGATCGGCCTCACAGATCTGATCAAATACGCAGTCGATCATCCAGAGCTCCAGATCGTAGCTCGGAACCATGCCCCGGACCTCCAAAGGCGTGTCTCCGCGCTGGATATACGGCTCTTCGAGCTGAATGAATCGGACGGTCTGCTCAGTCGTCTTCACCCGATAGGCGAGTTCGGCTAAGGCATAGAAGTCCCGCAGGCTGTCCAGGTTCGTCTGCAGGAGCGGGCCCCAGCGGGAGAGCACGAGCCCGGCCGCCGTGATCGGATCACTCGTGACGTACTCGAAGCCCCGGCTCCACAGCGCGTTCAGGACCCGGAAGCCCCGCTGCTCGGCATCGTAACTCCCGAGCTCCCAGTTCGCATGGTTGTCTCTCAGGTACACCAGCGTCTCGGCCCCGGTCAGCTTCGGTGATCCGACCGGAGCAACTCCGCCCAAGTCATCGATGAAGACCTCGAAGCGATCCATGTCGGTGTAAAAGATGCCGTCCAATTCAATCCCGAAGACTTCCAGGAAATATAGGCTCAGGCCCGCCCATCCCTCCCGGCCCCAGACCGCGAACAGCCATTGGTCTTCCAGGCCCTGGACCGGGACGTAGAGATTGCGCGGGAACTGGATCACCGCGATGTCCAGGGGATCGGTTTCGAGGACCGAGACCAGGAGGATGACATCCGTCTTGTTGCCCCATCCGGTGCCGGCCCGGTGCGCCCGGTAGTCCCCGCCCAGGATCAGCCAGTTCGTGCGGTCTACGATCGGCTCATTGAAGACCGGATCCCGCTGAACCGTGAACGGGGTGGGATAGTTAGGGAACGTGGGAAGCGGGATCGGGGTCGGGCGGGGAGCCGGGGTTGGCTCTGCCGTCGGAGTCTCTGTGACCGGCCCGCAGGCGACAGAAAAGATGAGCATCAAGCAGGCGGCGATAATGGACTTCATGCGTTGGGATATGACTTGCGAGACAGGATCAGATAGACCAGGAGGATGAGGTTGGCGCCGGAGACGAAGAAGACCGCGAAGACTTCCAGCTCCAGCTTCCGCAGATCGGGTTCGACCGCGGGAGCCGAGAGCTGGCGGAGAACTGCGGATTCCTCCGCGGCGGCCACGTCCACATTCACGTTGATGATGATGGGGGTCTCGGCGATCCCGCAACCGCAGGCGCAGCAACAGGCCGTACAGACCGCACCGGTCGGGGTCTGGGTCGGCGTGGCCGTGGCGGCCGCCAATCCGAACGGAGTCCCGAGCGGCCGATCCGTTGCAGTCGCTATGGGCCGAGAGGTAGCGGTCGGCGAGGTCTGGGTCGGCGCAGGCTTCGGCATATCGGTAGCTTCTGGAGGCGGGGGCGGGACTTGAGTCAGCGTGGCGGTGGGTTGCGGTTCTTGAGTTGGCGAAGCAGTCGGCGGCGGAGTTCCCGTTGCTGATGGGATCGCCGTCGCTGTAGGCACAACCGACGGTTCAAGCGTTGCAGTCGGGAGAGATGTCGGAGGAGACGTTGGAAGAGGCGTAGCAGTAGAGACCACCCCATGATGCTCGCCGGTATCCTCGCAGTCGCTCTCGCCCTTCACCCGCCAGGTCCAGTCACCCGTCGGCGGCGTGATCTCGTCGAAGTCCGTCCAGTCGGTTCCTTTCGGCATCGAGGGAACCTGAGCATCGTTGAGGACCTTCGATCCGTTGACGAAAACATCGGCCTTCTGGGCGTTCTCGTTGGAGCCGGATCGGTTCTCGACTTGAACCTCGCCGGAGGCCGTGACTTGGAAGTTGTAACGGCCGCAATCCCAGGCCGAGGCCGGTTGCGGGAATAGAACGCCAACGGCGAAGATCGCCAGTATTGAGATACCGAAGATCGCGAGTAGCCGTTCAGCGACTCGAAGAGGAGACACTACTCTCACTCAGACGACTCACAACCTGTTCAATGGCAGCGGCGGCTCGAGCATCGGCCTTCTCATTGATCGCTGTCAGCTCGCTGCTCAGAACGACAAAGGACCGATCCAATTGGGCGGCCCTGGTACTGCGCTCTTCGGTCAAAAAAGACATGAAAGCGGTGTGCTCGTCTTTGAGCCAACTCCGCCACTCCTGATCTCGTTCCTTGCGTTCCTTGCGCTCCTCATCTCTCAATCTCAATGTGAACCAGATGAAGGCACCGACAATCGGGATCTGGACGAGCAGACTGATTACGCTGTCAGGCATGGTCTCCAGAAATTGCGAGAAGATGATGGAACTCCGGCTGGGGTTACGCTAACACAGGTGAGGGTTGGCTGACAAGTAGGCCCAAAGTCATGGGGCCAGATTCCAGCCGCGGGAGGTCGCTTCCCGTTCCAAGATCCCGACTCGCTGCTCAAGCGTGGGCGGGGCCGGGGTCAGGCCGAGAAAACCCCGGAACTGATCTTCGGTCGCGTTGACCACGTTGTAATCCAGGCTCTCCGATTGGGCACCCAACGGCTTGCCTCCCGACGTCCACTGCCAGAGCGCCCAGTCGGTCCAGCCCTTCGCGAGCGTAGCCGGTTTCTTCGGGGCTTCGGGCTGCTGCGAAATATCGATCCCGCCCCGAGGCATCGTGACGATGTATTCGGCTTCGATCAATGGATAGGTGTTCTCCCATCCGGCCGCCACGGTCCACCACCAGGAGGCCGAGTAGACCAAGACTTTGCGCTGCAGGACGGCGGCTACGCGGTCTAACCAGATCTTTGCCTGGGCCTGGATCGCGGCCTTTGTCAGTCCGTGATCCAGCTCGACATCCAGGACCGCCAGATCGACCGGACCGCAGCGGGCCAAGAAATGATCCGCTTCCCGGATCGGATTCTTGTTGGCCGGCCAGAGCACATGATAGGCTCCGAAGATCATGCCGTTGTCTCGGGCTTGCTTCTGGCTGTTGTGATAGAAGTCGAGGGATCTCCCAACAGATGAGCCATCCTCTGAGAGACCAATCGTGCAGCGCGCCACGATCCCGCAGAAGCCTGCGGCCTTGATTTTCGCGGCATCGAGCATGCCTTGATAGCGAGAGACATCGGCGATGGCGGCTCTCATGCAGCACACAGTCCGATCAGAGTGAAAATCGAATCATCGGTGAACTCTGCGAACCCCCCGCCCGCGCTCACCGTCAAAGAGGTAATGGGATCTACGGTATTGATCCACTGACCGCCGCCATGTCGCAAACCAACGAAGCCGAGGTTTGCTTCTTCACCCAGGATCGGTGAATAATCCCAGCCCTTCCAAACCACAGATCGTTTGGTGACGGTGGCTTGGCCTGGGAACAGCGTGTAATTCAATATCAAGGCCTCACAAGCACAGAAATTATCGTTATCGATAGTATTCCCGGCTGTATGGCCCAGTCGGATCGCGCTTGCTGTTCCGGTTCCTCCGACAACCGGATCCTGGTCTGTATCGTCATTAAATCGGACGTGAGATTTGTTATAGGAGCGATAATTCGATCCCGAGTCTCCATTGAACGTGAGAAGCATCGCGGCCCCGTTCGCGGTAGGGATCTGTCCGGCATGGATGAGAAGCCAAAGATGAATGAAATCCTGACTGATCGAACTGAAAGTAACCTCCTCTGCTCCTCCAGCGATTACTTCGGTTCCAAGACAGACCGCACCCGCAGTGACACCCGCGGCCTCCAGAGTCTCCAGCCGCTCGATCCGGCGCTGGGCATCCCGGAGCTTGCCCGCCATCTCCTGCAACGCCCGATCAGCCGGTAACACGATCCACCTCCGTGATGATGCTCAGAGTCTCCTCGCCGTCGGAATTCAACGTCACCTGGACATTGCGAATGGTCAGATCAAACTGGCGGCCGCGGTAGCGGGCCGTCACCTTGTCCCCGAATCCCCAGTCGATCCCGTAACGAGACTGCGGGCGATCTAGGAGCTCGGCCCGGAATTCAACCACCGGTCGCTCCTTCTGCAGCCGTTCGAACGCCCGATTGGCGACCCCCAAAGTCGTCTCTTCCTCGCGAGCATCTTGAAACGCCTCCCGCCTCGCCCAGATGGAGCGAGCGTTGCGGAATAGATCCTTTTCGGGATCGATCACCCGGTCCGTGCCCTGGCCTTGACCGCCGCCCCAGATGTAATTCCATTCGTCGCGCCAGTCCTCGCGCAGGAACGGATCGGTGAGATTCCCCGCCTCCTGGCTGAAAATCAAGGGATTCAGGCCTGCGGTCGCCGTCCGATCCACGCCCCGGACATTGGTCCATGTCCGGAAGGCGAACGTCCCGGCCCCGGTCGGCTCCAGATCGAAGTAGAGCGGAGTCCCCTGCTCACGGGAGGATTCGGCGACCTCCTGCAGTACGTCCAAGACATTCCTCCAGGCAAAGCTGCGGGTGACGGACGGAGCATCCGCCAAATCTCCCATGACTTCAAAATGCGTGCTCGGGAAGGCCCTCGGACGCCCGGCCTCATCCAGCGGCGCGAGAGACCCCATGTTCTCCCGCATGATGGCTTTAATCAGATCGTCTGCCTCATCGGTCTTTTCGGATTGAGAGGTTGTGGCATTGAAGGCGATCACCCGACGCTGGAGCAGTCCCATCTGATCCTCGCCGCCGATCCGCAGCCGGTCGTTCCCTGCCCCGGCCTCGAACCAATCCCAATAGCGGCAGAAGCCGACCATCTCCAGCCGTTCTTCCCCGCCCTCGGGCTTGCGCCAGAATTCGATCAGGCGGTCTACGTCCGGCAGATCATCGGCCCCATCCGGAGACATCACGATCATGAACCACCCGACGTTGTTCAGGAAACGCCCGTACTGGATGCTCTCCCAGGTCTCCAGCTCCCGCAGGTAAACCCCGTCATGGGTGCGAACGACTAGCCGGTGTTCTGCGCCCATGCGATGTCGTCAAAGCTCCAGTGGCGAATATCCCAGCGCAAGCTGATCTCGGTCGTACCCCTCGTATTGACCGCGAAGAAGGCGATCCGGTTGTCGCCCGGAAGGAGCTTGAAACCCCCGACATCGGAATCCCGCAGGATCCCAGAAGCCACGTTGCCCCGGAAGTCGCTGATCGCCTTGTGCATTCCTGCTCGTAGATCGATCATCACCCGTTCACCGGTCTGGACAATCAGGTCCATCCGGATCACATGCCCGGTCGTTTGGTTCTCGAGCCACAGGAGCCTTGCCGGGCCGAGGACCTCCAAGACCGCGCCGCTCGAGGCCCGGCCGCGGTTAGTGACGGTCTGGATCGCGGAAGCCAGAGCAGCGACCCCGCTGATCTCGTGACCGAGGTAGATGTCGTCGTCCAAGAGCAAGATCCCGTGGACCTCGTTCGTCGGGCCAGGCAGCTCCAGATCCAGATGCGAGAAGCTGGTCCCGTTCCAGGAGGCGACAAAGCTGGCGAATTCTGAACCCGTGACCTGATCGAAGTCGCCGCCGAAGACGAGTCGATTCTTGTGACTGACTTTGATATTGCGGACGACTCCCGAAACCCCGCCGATAATTCCATCTCCTTGACGGCCGAGCGGCAGCCAATCCTGCCGGGTGTAGACCGCGACGGCATCGGCATCCGAAACCCCGATGTGGGTAAAGAAGCCTCCCACATAGAACTTGCCGTCCGGCGAGAGATCGGATCGCCGCACGTCGTTCGAGGTCGCGCCGTCGTCCCCCGGCTCATCGAAAGCATTGGTCGTGAAGTCATAGGTCGCGACCCCCCGCAGATCGCCAGCGACCCCGCCCGTTGCCCGATCAAATAGGCCGGTGATGAACGGAACCTCGCCATCCAGATCGATCGTGATCCCCCGGACCCGCCCACCGCCAGCCGAGAGATTCAAGCCCGGCCCGGTACCCATCGCTAGGAACGTATTGGTACCCAGATTCCAGCGAGTGATGAGATTGAGCGCGGTCCCACCTCCGAAAGTATTGGCGAACCCGCCGCCGAAGTAGACATTCCTGTCTTTGTCTACCGCCACCGCGAGCGCCAAATCATCCAATCCCGGTCCAGATCCCATCGTGCTCCAGGTATCGGTCGTCGGGTTGTAGCGGGCCGCATTGTTGCACGTCACGCCTCCCACGCTGTCGAAATCTCCAGCGAGAAATACCGTTCCGTCATGGCCTATGGCGACCTGATAGGCCACCCCATCATCCAATCCCCCGCCGACTGATTCCCACGAAGACCCATTCCAGCGCGCAATCCCGCGGGTACTGGCG